GAGGACATGGACAGAGTTAAGATCTCATACAACCCAGACTCCCTACAGGCTTTAAAGATGAGGAAACTGGAAGAGATTAAAAAACGGAAAGACAACGGAGTTGAAACCCTTAACGAAATCAGGGAATCCATGCCGAACAGAGATCCTATTTCTGGAGGAGATGTGCTGTATCAGAATGCATCACTTATCCCTCTCGGTATGGACTTAACCGAACCCAATCCAAGAGAGGTTGGAGATGAAGAATGACATTACTGGAACAGCAAAGAAGGAAAATTTATCTGGAGGAAATATTCAGGAGAGAGGTCAGAAGACTTTTCCTGCGAATTGCTTTGGAATACAGAGTCGGAATCGCAACAGAAAAAAACATCCGTGCGTACAGATATAAACCTGAGTTTGTCGCACTTTTAAATAATCATTACCGTAGAGTACAGCAGTCATTCAGGGGGATAACGGACGAGAAGGCACAAACAGAACAAGATAACGATGAGGTGGTGGCAGCATTAATGTTATGGGCAGAACAGAACTCAACAAAATCATCAGAGCAAATGGTAACAACAACTCAGGACGACATGGGTCTGGCGTTGCAACAGGCAAGGGAGTCCCTGTCAAACGAGGGAAACAACTCCTACACGCAAAGAGAACTTGCTGTATTGGCTGCTGTAATACTAAATCGAAAGTCAAAAGGTAGGGAGAGCACAATCATATTAACCGAAACACAAAAGCCTGCTGAGTCAACAAAACTGGTCGAGGCATATGACAGAGAGGGTCTTGACCCTGTAAGAGCAGTAACAGGGGGAGTGGTGGCAGCCGTGGTCGCAATGAAGAAATGGCACGATGTCGGGGATTCAAAAGTGAGAAGAGGACACCACGCAGGAGAAGTCGCACCTGTGAGAATAAATGAACCGTTTTTAGTCAGAGGAGAAATGCTAATGTTTCCTGGGGATGGATCTCTGGGTGCTTCAGCAGGGAATATAATAAATTGCAGGTGTGGAACTTTATATACATTCGGAGGATAAGATGAAAGAAATAAAAAAGAAAATTGGTGGCAGGGTTACCGATACAAAGGAGCAGACAAGAGGTGGTGTTAAAGTAGGTATTGTTGAAGGGCATATTGCTACTTGGGATGTTGACCGTGGAGGTTGGTCAGGGATAAAAGACCAGTTTGTGAGAGGTGCTTTCCTTGATAGTATTGCCAGACACAAAGAAACCAATCGTCCAATCAACTTGAAAGATATGCATGACAGAACAATCGGTGGATTCCCCATAGATACTGTCCACGAAGACGATAAGGGTCTGTTTGGTGTAGGCGAGATTAACCTTGAGGTACAGCAGGGCAGGGAGGCATTCGCCTTGGCAAAGCAAGGTGTGTACTCCGACTTTAGCATCGGATGGGAAAAACTGGATGCAAAAACAATAGATGGGGTCAGGCAGATATTTAAGTCAGAAGTTTGGGAGGGAAGTTTAGTTGACGAGCCGATGAATCCATTTGCAAACATAACTGCCGTAAAGGCAATTGATTTTAACGAGTTAGATGTTCTTGATATGCGAGGTATCGAGGATGCTCTGACTAACGGTGTTAAGTTCCCAAACAGAACAGCAAAAAAACTTATACACCTAATGAAAGAGGCAGGGATGTTACGAGATGAACAACCTTGCGAGATTGATGAAGCACTCAACCAAATATTAACTAACATAGAGGAGTTCAAAAAAAATGGAAAATGAACAAATTCTGAAAAAAATTAGCGATGTTGCTGACGGCATAAAGTTCGTACAGGACAAGTGCGATTCGCTTGAGAAAAAGCATGATGCACTCGACTATGCCAACAAGGAAGATGTGGCAACAGCATCAGCAAAGGCTTTTGAAGAGATTCAAGAACTTAAAGTAAAGATCGGTGCTGAAGACCTTGTTGAGAAACTTTTCGCCATCGAAAAAGCCGTGACCGAATTTAAAGGGTCAAAAGAGGAGGAAACTTCAGACGAGCATAAGAAAGCGTTCTATGCTTATCTGAGAAAAGGGACACCTCTGCCATCAGAAGTGGTTGATGATTTCTGTAGAAGGAATGCAAAGAAATCCCTAGTCAACGCAGATGATGAGAAACTCGCCTCATACACGAAAGACCTTCGTGAAGGCTCAAACCCTGACGGTGGGTTCTTTGTAACACCAGAACGGTCTGCAAGCATTATCACTCGGATATTCGAAACATCTCCAGTTCGGTCTGTTGCAAGCCTGATGACAACTGCTTCAAACTCAGTTGAAATTATTCTGGACGATGATGAAGCAGCAGCCAACCGTGTTGACGAAGTGTCTGCAAGCACAACCACAGATACTCCAGAAGTCGGTCTGGTTACCATTCCACTCCATGTCTATGATGCAAACCCAAGAATCACTCAGATGATGCTTGATGATGCAGGGTTTGATATCGAGGGATGGCTGCAGGGAAAAGTTTCCAGAAAGATTTCTCGCATGGAAAACACCGACTTTGTACTCGGTGACGGATCAAAAAAAGCAAAAGGTTTCCTCGCATATCCCGATTGGGCAGTTGCAGGAACATACGAGAGAGATGCAATTGAGCAGATTGACGGAACGACAGCAGGTGTTCTTACTGAGCCGAATGACCTGATTAACCTTCAGGACAGTTTGATTGAAGAGTATCAGGCAGGTTCTGCTGAAAGAGTCAACAGACAAGGTTCTGCTTGGCAAACCTGTTGTGATTATGGCAGATATGCCTGCAATCGCAAGCGTTTCCCTGTCAATTGCTTACGGTAACTTCATGGAGGCTTACACCGTTGTTGACAGATTCGGTATCCGTGTCTTGAGAGATCCGTTTACCGATAAGCCTTATATCCACTTTTACACAACCAAGCGAACATCTGGGGCGTGTACAAATTTTGAGGCTCTTAAAATTTACAAAGTGAAAACCACTTAATAATAATCTCTCGTAAGGAGGAAAAAGAAATGCCTATCAAAGAAGTAGCAACAACACAAGTCGTTCATTACGCACTTGAAAACCAGACCATCGGAAACGCAGGGGATGAAAGAGGAGCAGTAATTGACTCAGCAGATTATGACAATGGTGTGTACTTCGCCATTATGGTTACCGATTGGACAGCAGGAACACTTGCGATGACCATTTACGAAGACGATGCTGTGGGGATGGGAACTGAAAATATCGTTGCTGATGCGAACCTTATTTACACTTCTCCAACCCTGGGAACGGCTGCTACAGTAGAAGGAGCATCTATTGCTAAACTTGGATGTTTTGGAACTAAGAGATATTTGCAAGTCCGTGTACTTGGGAATGGTGCGTGTAATATGGATGTGGCTGTAGTCGCAATTAAGAATCCTGAAATCGCTGCAACAGCACAGGGTGGACTGTAAGATAATCGTTTGTGGGGGGAGCAATCCCCCCATTAACTTAAGTCAAAGGAGAAAGAAGTGAAAGTAAAAGCATTGAAATCAGGAACATGGGCAAATCCAGTAGTATCTCAGCCTCATCTCAAAATCGAAGAGGGAAAAGATTACGATGTTGATGCTCTAATGTGTGACAGACTCTGTGACTGTGGAGCAGTAAAGAAAGTGTCAATCGCAGAAAAGGTTGTTGAAAAGGTTGTTAAAAAGGTAACCAAAAAGAAGAAAAAATAATGGGAATGGACAATTATACCGTAACCGTTGCACCAGTTGGGTTGCCTGTAACCCTCCCAGAGGTTAAGACATGGTGTCGGAAAACCACCTGCGATGAAGATGACCTTCTGCTCGGTCTTTTAAATAGTGCAGTCCAAAAGGCTGAACTGATCACCAACAGGGTATTCATCACGAGAACATACGAGGGATTTGTCGAATGCCTCAACTGTTCTAAGTGGGAGAAGGGATACTTCTTTCAAATAAGGAGAGCACCATTAATTGCTGTGTCAAAGATCGAGGTGATGGTCAATGATGCCCTCGTAACCATAGAGGACACAGAGTACAATGTAAAGCAGACATCAGGTTTTTCTCGGATCATCTTCGAGGAAGTGAACGACTCCCCTGATTTAGTGCCATATCCGTATAAGATTACCTTTACGGCAGGGTATGGTGTTGCTGCTGATGTGCCTGACCCGATTAAGACAGCTATTAAAATGATGGTTTCTTACTGGAGGCAACAGAGAGGCGACTGTGACGGTGAAGGAGAAATCCCAAGTCCTGCGATGGGGATCTTGGATGAATACAGGATACTAAACACCTATGGATAAGGGAGCATAGCATGATTTGTCATTGTACTCTAGGTGGGACAGAGGCTTGTAGGTATTGCTCTAGGAATGATACCGTACATATCCCTACGGTGTGGATACCAGAACTGATGAACCTTGATCTGCCATCAGTCACTACATGGTCTGATGGAGAAGAACAGTTTATAGACGGAAGTGGGATTTAATGGGAAAGTGTGCAACAAAGAAAAGAATAAAGCCGACCATCCTGTGTGCAGGAGATCTCAGGGAACTTGTAGATATCACCTTGAGGGAACTGACCGAATCAGGGTTTGAAACCTCTCAGCCAACAGAGGTGTTCACGAGCATCAGACAGCAGTTCTGTGCGATTGAAACAGTCGGTTTCCCGAACATGGGAGTGTCCAGATTTGACGGAATCAACATCGAGGACGGTGCGACACACTTGTTCTGGTGTGAGTGGGATGCAGGTTTTCCTGCCCTTGAAAACAGGAATCACTTTATACTGTGGGACGACAAAAGGTTTAAGGTCTTACGGATGACCAATATCAACGAAAGAAACACCACAGTTGTCGTCCAGACAACGGAAAGAGGAGAGGACACCCAAGAGGCAACAAAAGCATGACCATAAAAATATATGCAAGTAGAAAGGGCAAAGAAGTCCTTTTAGCGATTGGTCAGGCAGAGGACAGGCAGAAGAGAGCATTATACAGAGCATGGCATGATGTCGGGGATGAAGTAAGAGTCGAGGTTGCAAGACTCATTGTAACAGGGAAAAGGTCAGGGAGGATATACACATATAAAGGCAAGCCACACCAAGCATCAAAAGCAGGCGAGCCACCTGCAAACAGGTCAGGGAAACTCGCAAAGTCAGTAGATTACAGGGTAAGGCATTATAAAGAAATGAGATTGGGAGAATCAGTAGAACACGCTAAAATGGAAGACAACTGGGGCAGAATAAAAGCAAGACCCCATATTATAAAAGCTATAAAGAACAAGGCACAGGACACGGTAAACATTATCCAATTTGCATTAAACAGAGAGATTAAGCGTTGATAACACCATCAGAAATAACAACACATATTAAAACTTACCTGCCGATCCAGACGGATAGGTTTACAGAATTGCTGACAGTCACATCTGCGAGTATTGATGCTTCAAACATACTAACTATAAACGCAACTGCTCATGGCAAGACTGTTGGCAGTAAAATTGTAATCACAGGTGGAACGGTCAGGAATCCCCTGACTGCATCTGTAACGGTTGATGATGCCGTACAGTTCACAACCGTATATGACCACGACCAGATAAGACCATCACTTCCAGGGGATACTCAGAACTTAAACCTGAACGGCTTTACTGGTGGAGATACAGGGTGGAACGATGAACACCCCATTATAGATGTACCCAACAGAAGAAATTTTATTGTTGACGGAAGTTCTGCTCCAACCGTTGACGAGTCACAGTACCTTGTCGAGAACCTGCTGATAGGAGTTTATACGGTTGCAAGCGTTCCATCAGCAAACAGTTTGACAATATCCTTCTCAGGATCTCCTGCATTGCCAGTTGGGGTGGTCGATGGACTGACAGCTATCTCTGGATTCAGGATCTCAGCAGTAGCAGATTTTAAAAGAGCACAGGCAGTCTATTCAAAGCAGACATCAGCAGAGGCATATCTGTTTATCATTATGCTTGACGGTGAGGTGTCAAAAGATCGTCACACATTAAATGAGGGCGTAGGTGGATTCACAAATCAAACGATGAACCTGATGAGAGTGTTCAGGAACTTTGCGACTGCCGTGTTCCTCCCAACAGGAGCAGACCTGTCTGGTGCAGAGGCACAGGATCTCGCATACGGTGACATATATGTTTCACTTCTTGCAACCCTGTTTGGATTTGCAGACACGACTCAGGTCATTAAGTATACTGCTGTTCCGACAGGAGATGGGCCGGGTGAATATAACTCAGCTTATTACGCCCATGTATTTGATTGGCAGATGCCAGAAAC